CCGCAAATCGCAATCCTGTGTTGCCTCATCCGCGTCGAATGTGACCTTTCGCCCGCCTACCTCGTATGTGTACCCGCGCGGGAACCCATTAGCGCCGGGGATAACCTTCATGCGGTCTGGCCTTAGCTGGTACAATTCGCGAACAGAATTGCCAACCTTCACGCGCTCCTCGTAGCCATTGCCCGACAGCATCAAATAGCCAACCTTGGCTTGGATATACTGCGCACCGGATTGCCCCGGATTAGGCCGCGCTATCAACCGCAAAATTTCGTGGTCAACTATTTCCGTCTCGCCGCGCCACAGCGTCCAGCGGGCAGAGGCCACGGCGTCCGCAATGCGATTGACGGCCTGATATGCCACCACGTTGCGCCTATACGCCTCGTCTGCAAATGCCTTATAATCGCGGCCAGACCAAACCGCCTGCCCCGGCGTCATAATCAAAGCCGCGCCCGTTGCACTGGCCTTTTGTTCAGATCGTCCAAATACGCGCGGGAATTTCATGCAATGGCCCTTGTATCGTTTACGCTATGTTACATTATAACATTCGAAAAGGCTATAGGGAGACTATTGCGCGGTTAGCCAAATCATCAAAGGGCGCGAATACGGGGTGCAGAACGATTTCCAAGCATAAGCTCGGTCAATGCCCACACTAGCGCGTCAGCCCTATCAGGCGAGCCGTCTCCGATGTAGCCCGATGCGGTAAAGTTGCACATCTGATCCTCTAGGTCTGGAAAGTTGCCAACGTGATGGACCTTGCCCTGCTCATATAGCGCACTGATAGGCTCGGCCCGAACATGCTTGCCACGGCTTGCTGATACCTCCTTGTAGGCTGCTTTGCTATCTGCCGTGGCAACAGTAAACCGCACCATATCGCCGCCATAGTTGCGCTCCCCTAGAATCCTGTCAGCGTTGTGGCGGTGGTATACCTCAACGGCCCGCCGTCCCCATCCCTCAGGCGACATTTGGCAGGTAGCATCTTCCAGAACATACCCGTGACCATCCACCCCAAGACCAACCGCAACAATACCAATATCATCGCCGCCACCATCCCCGCGCGTGCCAGATGGGTCAACAGATACAACCACCCGCACCATTTCCGGCAACTCGGCAACGCGAAGGCTATCAATACCCGGCATTAGCTTGCCGTCTTGCGCCTTGCGGTCCTCCTGTGACCATAGCGCCCCGCTTACCTCACTGGCCCACTCTCCGGCCTCAAACCGCAGGCGCTTGGCCGATGACATGCTTGCGAGTACATCAAAATATTCCGCAGGTAGGTTGTTTGCATTGTCAGACGGGTTAACCCGCATCTCCGCATAATCGTCGGGCTTGGCCAATGCCTCCTTTGTTCCGGGCTTCATCTTGGCGCGAAACATTTGATATGACCAATGCAGTTTAGACGGCGGGTTGCAGTCAAAATAAGCCTTGAGCGATAAATGGGTTTTGCCAGTTGCCGCTTGTATCTCTGGCGCAAGTTCACATTTCTGTGCAAGTCGGCTCATAGCTGTTTCAACAGATCCCCAAGGTATCTGGCTGCTCTCGTTAAAATACAGAGTTGCGTATTCCGCCCCTAGGATTTTCTCAACTCGATCCTTGTCATCAAGACCTGCAATCCAAACTTGCGACCCATTCGCTAATTCAACGTAAAAATCTGTCTTATCAAACCGAACCGATGCACTAGGGAAACACAACTTTAGAACCTTTGGCAGAGTATCGGCCCATACCGATGTCTTTGCATGGTTGAACCTGAACCGGAATATAGCATGGCGCGATGCAGGGGCATTTATAGCCCTCTGGATTATTGCCCTGATAAGGATGAATGTCTTGCCAGATCGCGACCCGCCGCGCAGCATAATATTTCGCGCCGATGATGATAGAAGGCGGTTAGCCTCTTTCTGCTTTGGGGTTAGGACCGCAACAGTCACAGTTCAGCATCATCTTGTGTAACGGTCAAAGCAATGCCGCCAGTATGTTCAAGATTATTTGTCTCGCGCCATTGCGCCCGCGTCTTCATCCAGAACATAGCCGCCTTGAGGCAATCGCTATAGCTCGCACCCTCTGCAATGGACGCGCCGGATGCCGACCTATACAGAAAGCTGGCTACTTCAGCGTTTCGCTCAGTCTTGGCCTTGGTCAATTCATCGGCGTAATATTTGCGAAGCGTATCATCGGACACGCTTAGAAATGCGCTAATCTCGTCTTGATTCACTCCGAACGATGAAAGCGCGAAAACCTGCGCCCTCAATTCATTTGTTGGCTTATGGGCCATGGCTTTTATATCCCCTAATTATCCGACCAATGGCGCGGCGCGTATGTCGCCTTTGGCTTTGGCCCTTCCAATTCCTGCTTGGAAAAGAACGCCTCGGCACACTCTCGAACTACAGACGAACTGCGTTCCCATCCATCCTGCATGTTATCAAAATGATGATTGATAAACCGCAAGTAAAAATCAGTTATATCACAATCCTCGTATATTGTGAATGTCTCGCAAGTACGGTTGGCGTTTAGGTTCATACTCGACAGGATTGTGACGCTGAACTGCTCGTTTTTGATAACCACGAATTTAGCGTGCATTTCGCTAGACCGGATATTTTCTTTCCCAAATAGGTCTTCGATTGCCATGGCGTATTTTGCTTGGCGGTTAACATAGCTATGATCTGTCAACAGGCGCACGCCGCGAATAAGGTCGCTATCAAGCATCCAACGCACCTGATGCGCGTCCTTGATACCTGCTGACCATGTGGCAATGTACAAATCTGCTGGACCTGTTTTTTTCAGGATGGAATGGATCATATCAATCAAGCTAAACTGGCCCATTGTCAGGCCGATTATGTGGCACCCCTTGGCAAATCCATGTGTTGCGCTATCTGCGCCGTCCTGCTGAAAGACGCCAATATCTGCTTTTTTGAAACGGAAGTTAGATGCGGTCATTTTGTGCGGCTTTCTCAACATCGGCCATCGCGGCCTTGATCTGTTCCATGATTTCGGCGGCTTGGTCTTTTGGCAACCACCCAGCGACATGCGCGAACCCTGCTTTTTCAAGGGTCCGCTTTTTTGTAATGCGATGCGGGGTCATGCGTTTTCCGCCATGATTTCCGCCAATGACCGCCCGCCCCACATGATTTCTGCATCATCGCGAGCACCGTTGCTTGTGGCATTTTCCCAAACGTCAGAGATGCTTGCAACAACACCAATCGCGCTACCATCCCAAAGAGATTCTGCTTCGGCGATATCGCGGGCAAAAAAAGCAATAGCAATCATTACAACTTTAGACGTTTCGCGTGAGTCTGCGCTAGCGATGAATACTTCAGCTTCTGCGGATTCATTAAACTGTGTCATTTCCGTATTCCTTTGATTTGGCGGTTAGCGTGTATCGCCTCCCTGTAAATCAATGTAACGCGAAACATGGCATCAATCAAGGTAAATCGTAACGCGATGCAAAATAAAACCAGGCGCTTGTCACGCTGGTTCACCGATGTACCGATAGCACGCTGTTTCGTATGCCTCACGAAAGCGCTTTGATTGATCGGCCTTGTTTGCCTCATAGCTCATTAGGGGCTTGGAAAATGCAGCTAATACCATTGATTGCACAAACTCGTTGTCGCTGACTGTCAGCAGTTTTGAAATGCTAATGCCCTCCTGCCGTTTGTCCATTATGGTTTGCGCAAGATCTCCGATTGCCGTGCAGTTTTCTACTTGTTCCGCCGTGAATGCGTTAGCCGTTGTTGCAATGATTGCGAATGCTAGTGCTGTGAGTGTGGTTTTCATTGTGTTGCGTCCTTTGTGTTGCGGTTGTTCCGTGGGCCTACGGGTCAATGTGCGAACCCCCATAGCCCACGGTGACGGTGATTGCGGTAAGAATGAATATGCACCCCGCGCCTCTTTCCGACTTAGCGCCCACTTAACGCCGTGGGTCATGCGAACGTATTGCGCTATTTTGCAGCCATACCGCAATGTTTGCAAGCGCTATTTTGGTGCGGTGGCGTTTGTTTGGGGTAATGGGGTTGGCTCCTGTATGGATTTTGCGACAGTTTGCGCGGTTGTTCCGACTGGCCCGTTGCGGTGTATGCGTTCGGCAATATCGCGCACCCCATCCCTTAGCCACGCTACATCGGCTTGCATCTCGTCCCGTTCGGCCAATATCGCCAGCGTCAAAGCCTCAATCGCGGGCGTGATATGCCGGTTTGTTACGGCTAGGCGTAGTGTGCGCTCTACTGTGTCGCGTGTGGTGTCGGTCATGCTTGCACCTCGTTTCGGTATTCAGTTACCCCCACATTTTCGCCCGTAGAGCGCGATTGCGTGGGCTGGGCCACTCTGTACAGCCAGCATATGCCACTGCCCGCCCTGCGGCTGCG